TCCCTCTCTCTCCGCAAAAATCCGCTAACTTGTTAAATATTAACGAGTTGGCGGATTTCCCGTCAAAAAACGGGGCAAAAACGGGGCAGCAATTTTCTTCTTTGTACGACACGCTTGACGCGTTGTGCAAAGAAAAAAAAATGTCATTCTTAAAACCAACACCCTTTGTCGATTACGTGCCGGCACGACTTTCTGAAAGCAAGGAATGGGTCGTAGTATGGTACGTCAAAGATCCGGTAACTAACAAAATGATCAGATGCCGGAAAAAATTCAATCGAATCAAACAATTAACGAAACGTCGAGCTTCAGCTAAAGCTTTCATCAACACCATCAATGAAAGATTGGCACTCGGCTGGAACCCTGCCGTCACGTCAATCGCGCCAAGGGCTACGACAAAGTTGTTTGAAGCGCTCGACCTCTTCCTAAAAGTCAAGGCGAAAGAAGCTGAGGAGAATTCTATGCGTTCATATCGGTCGTACATCTCGATGTTCAAGACGTGGCTCAAAGACAAAGGACTATCCGAAGACGCCTATGTCTGCACCATCACCTATGAGGTGGCGATGGAACTGATGGATGACGTCGATTCAAGAAAGGAGATCAGTCCAAGGACATACAACAATTACCTCATGTTCTTCAGGCTACTATTCAATTGGATGATTGAACACGACTTTATATCAGACAACCCTTTCGACAGAATCAAAAGGAAGCCGAAAAAACTCACCAAGAAAAAGAGACGCATACTCACCGACCACGAACTGAATATGCTTTTCGAATATCTCGGAAAGAATAACCCTAACTACCTGTGTATGGCATTGTTATGCTACTGCTGTTTTCTCCGGCCAAAAGAAATCGTATCACTGAAATGCAATGACATCGACCTCATCAAGCAGGTCGTACACATACGCAGCGAAATAGCTAAGAACGACAATGATAGTTTCAGAACTATCCCGGACGTGATTGTGCCGATTCTTCGGAATCTTGAACTATCCAATGGCGGATTATACCTCTTCAGCGGTAGCGGTAGCGACACACCTTATGAATTCAGTCCAGGAAGGACACAAGTATGCAGCAGAAAAATAGCAAAATACTGGGACACGTATGTGCGCCCAGCCTGTGGATTCAACCAGGATCTCCAATTCTACAGTTTGAAGGATTCTGGGGTAACAAAGATGCTAACGGAGAAGATACCTATCAACTTAGTGCAGAAGCAGGCTGACCACTCCAGTGTGGCTATGACGGCCATATACGTAGGGGATCTTCCTGAAGCCAATACGGAACTCAAGAAAGTAAACATACTCCCTTATGGAAATGAGGCCATTTAAGAGTGCTTCAGAACTGAAGTGCGCAATTACTTGATATGCAAAGGAATCCTCAGTTCTGAAGCAGTTCAGAAAGTTCTGAAGCACAAAACCCTTCAGAACTGTCAGACATTAAGGTCGAACCTCACATCTTCATACCCCGGAAGCAGTTATTTCTTTCTGAACAGTTCAATTCTGACACCGCAGCCTATGTAAGGGCTGACGGATCGTGACGGACCGATACCTGCCCAATAAGCGCCGGCATCAATATGGAAGCAGAATGGTCCTGATGTATATGCGGCATAAACCCCAGCCTTCAGATCGAGGCGTCCGGCATAGAGCCCATCCCCAAAGACTCCATAAGCCCAGCCGGACAGAGGCTTGACAATCGTCTTTGTGATCTGTTTTTCCGGGACGGTAAGCCTTAGCCCCTCCAACTGCGGCCGAGCTCCGGTAACCGTAGCGACATACGAGATTCCTGACACTTGTTCGACACCACGATATATGACAGAATCCTTATGTACCAGAACCGCCGTAGTATCTTCAGCACCTACTATAGACGCTGCCGGGATGGATACGTGAGACTCAGTGTGGTGTTCTTCAATGTTTGAGTCCTGGACAGGCAAATCAATTGTCTTTGAGACATACGAAGTATCTGACCTCTCAGTAGAATTGCCGCGAATATACCTGGCAGTCGACCAGGAGCCAACTGCCAACCCGACAATGAAAGAGGCACAGACAATTCCTATCAGGAGTTTACTGCCCGCTTCCATCCTTCAATTCCTGCTTGATTTTCAAAACTGCTGTCTTTGCGGCATACTCGATGCCAAGCAGGGCGCCGGCAAAGGTAAATGTCTCACCTGAACCGATGAGTACAGAGTCGTGGATTTGGCCCTGTGGCGCAACGGCAAAGCCCATAAAGAGTAAAACAATCCCTGACAGGACCAAGATGACTGACAATATCACTTGAATCGTCAATTTCGTGGTTTTTTCTATTTTCATAACAAAAAAGCTCTATGTAACTAACCGCGAAAGTAGTCACATAGAGACTCAAAAGAAAGGACAAAAAATCCCTATTCCAGGATTCTGTCAGCTATCGACTTGGCCATATCCCGCCATTCACTCATCTGGCGGAACTCCTCTTCAATTGCCCCATTTTTCTGGCCGGAACCAATAACGAGAAGATAGTTATTCTGAATCGCTTCCATTCTGTTCTGGTCATAACGGCATCTTATAATCGCCGATATGATGTGATCGCGGTCGAATTGCCCTGGTCCGATGGTGGCTGACTCGTATTCGAACGTTCCGTCTTCTCGTTCTACGACGTCGAAATTGATTATATGGCTTTTCTGACGGAATGAGTTGTAGGCGACCTCCAAAGCCTCCGGCCGCATATTCGCTGTTTTCTTCATCTCGTTTCTGTATTAAATAATTCTGTAACTTATATTGATTCTTGATCTTGGCCACATGCGCATTGGCAATATACCCGAATTTCCAAAAATGACGCAGTTTACTGATTCCCCGGAGCCGGATCTTGAATGATGCCGAATGCACGAGGAAGCCATAAAGGGAATTGACCGATGAAGACAAGTGCTCAAGTTCAATGAGGGAATCGACAGACGTGCCCTTCTTCAGCATCTTGCCGCAATGTGCGTCAAGTTTATCAATCGCATTATAGAAGTTGCCTACTGTCCGATTTCCCGTGTATGTCCTTCCCGGCATAATGACACGGCCGACGAACTTGACGCCGTGCCGTGCCGGTTGGATATAGAACTTCCGCGGATGAACTTTCTGATGGAGTTGCGTTTTCAATTTCCAAATCAATTCCCGCCTGAATCCCAATATATCCTCCTTCGCCTTGGCGGCCACGAACATATCATCAACAAATCTTACATACACCATCCCGCGAGGATTGCAGAAAGATACTGCCCATTCGTCGATGAAGGACAGTATGAAATTGGCAAAGTTCTGCGACGTGATATTCCCTATGGCCAGTCCAATATGTTTCAGCGTATTCAAAAGACTCTTCCACGGTTCAAGCTTGTTCCTGAGATTCTGGTTCCCACGAAACTCGCAATCATCCTGCGGGCAGTGCATCACCACCATCTTGACAAGCCAGACGAGCACTTGCATATTCGTCTCCGGGTGCGTCTCTATAATCTTCTCCTTATTAGCGTTCATAAAAGCTTCAAGGAGACTCCACGTGACATTCTTGTCTATAGTCATGAAGAACGACCATATATCAATGGTGGAGACAAAGCCGTCTTCGGTATAGTTGTTCGTCATTGCAGCCGTATCCCTTGCGGCTCTTTCCGCAGCGGCCATCGTGCCGAAGCCCACCCTGCAATTATACGTCACATCGCCAAGCCCATGATGTCTTTCTTCGAAGAGCGGATCCAGCCTGATACAAATCCAGTGCTGCACAATCCTGTCGCGGAAAGCGGCTGCAAATATCTCCCTAACCTTAGGATATGCGACATAGAAACAGATGCTGGCCCCAGGACTATAATCACGAAGTATTTCAACCTGTGCCGCAAGAATGACCAAATCAAATGTGGAATCGAGCCTGTACATCGTACAGTCCACACTTGACTTTTTATGAAGACAGCAATCCTCAAACGCCGTTATCCACCCAACAAGGACTTGTTCATCCAATGCCACGACCGCCCTGCTGACATTAGAATTATTCTTGTTTGTGTTGTTGCAATTGCCGGAGCCAAAGTTGACGATCCACTCGTTATTTGAATTATACTCCGACGAAGAACCAAACCAGCTGGACGCCTTTGCGCGGATTGGTGAAATAACTAAGCCCAAAGGCCCAGTACCGCGCCCATTCAACAACAAGTCCCGTTCCATCATAATCGCAATCAATCAGGAACAGTTCCAGCCCCAAATACTGGCGCTTGCTGACCGCCCGGGGATTTGCTCCCATCGTTAGCCTTGCGCCATCTGTTGACTTCAATCCCAATAAGCGTCATATCCTTCAGAAATATCGCATATTGGTCTTTCGTGAGGAAAGGAGACTTCATATTCACTTCCTTCTGCATTTTAGCCCTCTCACGAAGCCCCGTGATGTGGCTATCAAGGTCTGCAAGGTACACCTCAAGGGTGCTGATGTGCTGAAGTAACTCCTGGCTTAATTTTGGTGACTTGAGGGCGAAAGAGGTCACAAGGAGAGCATTGTTAATGTCATCCAATATGGCCTTACCCTCGACTTGGAAAGACAAACTCTTTGGAAGCCGGTCCACAAGGGCCGACGCCCAAAGGCGAAGCTCTTCGAGCCTCCGGTATATTGAAGATTGCCTTGCCTTCATAAAATTTCCACAAAAAAATTGGCTTCGCCAAAGGTAAGTCTTTTCCGTTACAGGGCAAAAGCCCTGTAACAAAAAAAAATAAAAAAAATTAAAATGCCACGACCGCCCTGCTGACATAAGAATAATACTTGTATGTGCTGCCGCAACAGCCGGAGCCAAAGTAGACGAACCACTCGCTATACGAATAATACTCCGACGAAGAACCAAACCAGCTGGCTCCAAAATCCTTCATAATACCGTCGGCAATAGCATTCTTGAATATGCCATGTTCCCCACCTGCAACACCATTCATATAGTACCAGGCAATACGTGCAAGTTCGCCTTCTGAAGGCAAAAACCAGTTATGGGATTTGAACTTGTCCGCAAGCACCTCGTTCGGCCGCAAAAGCGTCGGCTGCCAAGCATATACACGCGACACCATAGGGTAATAGAACTGTTTGTACTTCGGTGCTCCGCCCTCTACAACAATCGCATCAAGCAAAGAATCAAGTACCTGGAGTTCCGTCTTGTCCTGAGTGGCCGCCGGAACTTCATGGCCGGTCTCAAGCAGCACCCTATCGCGGTGATTGATTACCTCAAGCGTCTGGTACATACCCCAAGGCATCTTTTCCCCCTTCTTATGGCCGAGCAGGTCTTTGGTAAGCTCAATCCACCCGATGAGGGAGCAAGCTGTATCAGCGGCCATTTTACGGAATCCGTCCTTGTCTCCCAATTCGGACTCATCCCTGTACGTCGCATCCGACAGATAACCGTCCTCCCCACCTTCCTCGTTTGCTACAAGGCCAGATGTGTAGATATTCTTCATCGGCGTATCATAGGCATCGTATCCGCTTTCCAGTTCAATCCCGTCAATAGAGACATCCGGATAGTCCTTGTGCGAGAACAATCCCCACGGAACGGCCGGAAAGTTCTCCAACCCCACCGCCAAGCGATGTGTCGGATCTTCCGGATCAATGTAGAAGCAGGTGCCGATACATGACTTCGTGCCGTCGAACTTATCCGAATAGGTTCCGTCATAGAAGACATAATCACCCACCCTTGCTGAACGGTCGTACAGCCTCAAAATCTTGGTGGCCGTGACGACCTTCCCGTCAAGCAGTGCGATAGTACAGGTCAACGTAGCTTCAGGGCCGGAGCCATCCTCAAGCTCAGCACCAACAGAAACAGCCTTGACAACACCCTCCCCATCGATAATCGCATACGGGTTCTGACTGAGATTCCACGAAATGCTCTTGAAATTGTTACCCAAAGACGTGGATATTCCTCCCTGAGTGGCCGGAGTGATCTTGTAGTCATACGAGCCGGCCTTAGCCAATGTGTCAGGCCCCGAAATCAATGAATTGACAATTTCGCGAAGCGGGTATGTAATGAGGAGGCCATCAGCCCCAGTATCGACATTTCCCCACTTCTTCAGCATCATACGCTTCATCTCGAACGTTACGGCAGAAGTATTACCGACCACCGATATTTCCCCGGACAGGCGGCAGTTGGTGATGTTGGTTATCCATTCCATCACTGACGGCTGCATATTCGGCCAACTTATACCCTCGGCCTGGAGAATTGTCACCGGCGCACCTGCAGCAAAGCAACCATTCAGGAAGGCAAGCGAGTCAAATGTACCGTGATTCTTCAGGAATTGGACTTGGCTGAGGAAAGAATACCCCTGCATTGTCAAAGTGGACAAGTTCCTGACATTCGACAACCGGAGTTCGTTCAACCTGGAATTCAAATGAACAGTCTTCACTGTTTCAGATTCCGGGAGGACAACACTGACGACGCCCGAATCCCTCACATCGACAGTCTGGAGTCTGGTCTGTCCAGACAATGAGAGCTCTCCGGAAATCAGGGAGCACCCCTTTATAGATAAGGACCTTAAATTCGGAGCGGCCACCTGAAGGTTAGACGGACGGAACTGGGCAGTCACACCGTCCGCAGGCTCCGCAATGAATTCCGTCAAACGTTCGCCGGAGACAGTGAACGCATACGCCGGGTTCACAGACAATGCAGACACATTGCCGATACTGCTCATATAGTTAATCCCTGACAGTTTGCACGACGTATCGCCAACGATAGTTCCGATATTGAACTCATATCCCACAGCCCCATACGGCTGGCCATTCTTATCAACAAGACGACCTCCTGGCGCCAGACGGACGTGAGGATTCACCAGCGACTGGCCGGTTGCACCCGTCGGATACAGCCACTGATGCGTCTTGATCGTCAGAACCATCGGCGCGTCAGCCCCCTCGACAGTCTTCATCCCTCGAATGGACAATGCACCGGTCGTCGTGCCGGCATCGAATTCCCCATAGGCGGCGAACGATGACAGATAAATCATCCTGCGCTTGATATACTGCCGCTCACTCTCCAACTGCGCGCCGAGGCTCTGCGTGATAGGATTGATTCCTGAAGGCAAAACAAAATCACCCTTAGCCACGGCGAGCTGCGCCGCCTCATAACGGATGCGGGCGGTCTCATTGTATGCCGTGGCAGGGAAATACTCCTGGATCCAGAAGAAGTATTTCTGAATACATCCTTCCGGAGTCTGCGGTATAAGATTGCCGTACTTGTCCTTCTGGCCGGAACCCACGAGGCCGGCCATTGTCGTCAGAACCGTCTTCATCATCTGCGGCAAGGCATCAGCATACGCCTTCTCGATTAGATCATAGAAGACATTGTACTGGCCCTCCCAGTATGTATTCCCTGCAGCGTCCGTATCCCTTTCTTCAAGCCAATAAGGTTTAAGCTGCCAGCCGGTATTGTTCGTCTTGAAGATGGTGTCCAGGTCATCGGAATGAAGATGCAGCTTGTGCGTCTTCGGATCCAGGACATAGTACGTATTCTTCGAGCGGTTATCCGTGCCGGCAATAAGCTTGATAAACATCTGGTAGAACTGAATCGACTTCACTGACCAGTAGTCCGCGACGCCAGCCTTCCACCTGGCAGCCCTCGCCGCGATGAATTCATCGTTCATCTCCGACCAGATGGCCGTATTGGCCACCGGAGTATCCTCCATCAGGTTCAATGTCTGCCACTGGCCGTCTTTCTTCTCCAAGGAAGCAGGAACCCATTCGAGTATATCATTGTTCGACTCGTCCTTCCCCTTGTAGTCAATTCTGAAGAGGTCGAACTGTTTTGCACCGTCAGAACTCTTGGTCACCCAGTAAGCCATCTTCGTATTTGCAGACTTGTCCGCCTTCAGATCCTCGACAGTACCGTCATAGAAATTGATGAGACAGTTCCATCTGTAGTTCCAGTTCCAGGCCTTGCGGTAGAACTCCACGATATCATCATCCGGAACATCGGAAGTGCCGCCTGCCCCGTCATCCACCTCGTGGGTGCGGCCCATATCGAAGTCAATGTTGCCTTCACCGTTATACTCAAAGTATTCCTCATCGGCATTGTACTTCACGGATTCATCCCACGGTACACGACAATCGGTGAGCGGGAAGTTGTTGTCAGAGCCCTCCATCATGCACATGTCCGGAAATACCTTCTTGTCATAGCCCCAAGTAGGTTTGTCCGCCTTGCCAGGGCCGAAAGTCATCAACCCCTGGAATACCGGCTGCGTATCATCCGGAGTCTGCACGAAGTACAGCAGTGGCCGCTCAATAATGGCCACCCTCGTATCCTCAAACCCTTCCTCCTTATTGACGGACCAGTCCGTGACGATGCGTCTGAAGAGGTCATTGTACAGTTCGCAGGCACCTTGTTTGTGACTCTGCATCGAAGAGGCGTAATTGATTTTCCCGACAAGCTTCTTCGCCCATGGCACTCCATCCATAAGCTGGTATTTCTGACCATGGTCCACCCCGTTGAGATCCACGAACGAACCCTCGGCGCTCTTCCATTGGAATTGAGGATTCCATTCATAGTATTGCCTGGAAGTCGAACCTTGACCTTTCTGGTTCAAGCCGGTAAGATTGCCAGAATGGGCCTTGTCGATGGCCCCGGAATCATCACGCATCTGGACATACAGGCTGCCCTTCTTGTCCGCTTTCGTGTCGGCATTGTGACCGGAGACATTGTAACCATACCATACGGCCACATTATACTTGGCCGCCGCCTTGGCGTATGAGATGGCACCATCCTGGAGGATATCGTTCTCCCTCTTGAATACCAGCTTTTCAGCTGCCGTAGGCAATACGCTGACACGGTTCTGCTGGATGTCCTGGGATGAAAGCGACTTCTGATACACACGGATGCCGTAGATGTCAATGTCTGCCCCATCCTGCCCTATCCGGATACCGAGCGAGGACGGATTGCCCGCCTCGTCATTCTGCCAGAACTCATTCGAACGGTTATGGTCGAAAAGGAATTCCCTCTCGATGCCGCCGTTGACGAAAATCCTGACATAAGACACCTGCGTCTCGTTGGTTCCTGCAGCACCGAGGTTATAATAACAGTTTATGGCCAGATGGGTCCTCTTGCCCTCCGACCAAGCAAAATTCTGCTGTCCTTCGGTCCTCTGGGAACGCGTCATAAACACTCCCTCCAACGGCCGAAGCTCCAGACCGAGCGGAAGACCGTCAGCGGCAAGATATGAACAGATCTTCAGTATAGGGTCCTCCTCATTGGTCACGTTCCTGACCGTAAAGTCCAGCTCGATGGTGACAGATGCCTTCTGGTTGTTATACTTCTTCCCCGCATCGATGTACGCCTGAAACGCCTCGTAAGAGATATCCAGACTCTGGCCGGCAAGAATCCTGAGGCAGCGCTGCCCGTCAGAATCCGTCACCCAACCGTCATTCACGAAACCGAATCCATTGAATGAAGCACCTACGGCAGCATTGCCTTGGGCGGAGTTCTGAATCGTGGCAGGGTTGTCCTCGGAATTGTTCCTCACCTTCGGGTTCATGAAGAAGTCCGCGCCTGACGTAGGTGCGAAATTCTCCTTGTTGTCCACCTGAATCGCGTACAGCTCGGAACCGATGGATGGAGTCAGCATGTCACGGCCGTCAGAATCAACGCGCAAATATGCGGTGATGCTGTCTGAAGAATTCCCCTCGATCTCAACGGTGTTGTGCAGCTTGTACTGGACGCCAGGTGTGGCCACGGTAGAATACCTCAAATATGCTGTGTCGCCGGAATAATTGCCGACGGAGAAATCCAGCGGGATTGAAGCCCCGTCCGGAGTAAAGACTCCATACTCCAGGATATCGGTCGTGACATAGTTCGTCACCGTCTTGGCCACCTTCTGCAGGAGCAGGTAACTCTTCCCGTCATCCGGGTCCGCATTGACGAATATCTGCGACGTGACGTGCTCTGACTGTATGGAAGAATCCGCCACAGCTTCCAGCCAGGCCTCGATACTGTGAACGCCATGAACCGAAAGCACCTTGCACGGCTCGCCGGCAGAATCCTCAAGCGTATAATGGAACGGATTGGACGTACCTGTATAGCCGGCAATGGAGGAGTTGCTAAGAACAATCTCACGCGTCGCGTCAGCCCCTGAAGATGTCTTTCCGGATATCTTCAGATGCAGGTCCTTCTCCACGGCGCCATACAGGACGTATGAAAGGATAGTCGAAGCCCCAGCCCCGCCATCGACAGCATTCTGCCAGTTGGATATGAAATCAAGCGCCAGACGGGTCTTGACCACCGACGCAAACGTCAGATACGATGACGACACGTTCATCTCGACATCCGTCACCACCATCCTGAGCTGCTGGTCCCCGTCAAGCAGGTAATCGCTGACATCAATCTCCTGGTATGCGTCCTCGTCCTCGAAAGGAGACGGTGTCATGGAGATTGAAGCCACATTGAGCCAGTCGCTGTCGGAAGCCGTCTTCCGCTGTATTACCAGAAGACCGTCGTGGCCGGAGTCCTCCGATATTCCGTTCTTGGTATATACGGAAGTGTACCTCAAATGTAATTTGAAAGTGCCGTCGGTGGATATGATGGCCGTGCGGCTGTCAGTCGTCTGAAGACGGACAGACGGCAGGTCACTGTCCGAAAGGATAGTCATCTTGACAGTACCGTTGGCGTCAGGAACATATTCGACATTGTTCCTGATGATCTTCTTGATGCCACCCTGGTTCTCCTTGATGGCCTTCAGCAGAAGGTTGAACTCATCGGCGGTCAACACCCCACTCTCATCGGTGCCGCCATTCTCGAATTTCTCGGTGATTGATGATAAATCTGTTGCCATAATTTATAATTGTTAAAAAGTAATGGGGAATGTGTACGGGAAGCCTGAAGACCCTTTATCATTGCCCTTCAGAATGAGCTTGTTGCCATTATATACGGCCGTGAGGTTCTTGTGAGCATAGTCACTATAGATGGAATACCACGTCCCCGGAACTATCTTGCGGTCGGCCCGCAACTTCAGATACTCCTCCTCGGTAAGCTGTTCCTCCTTCATCAGCCCCTCATAACGATCCTTGACATTGATAAGAAGATTCTCGCCGATGTATATCGCCTCAAGTTCGAGGAACTGCGCGTCCGAATAGACGCAATACCACACGTCAGGAAGCACCTTCCCGGAAGAAACAAGCTTCTTGTAACCGGCAGGGTTGACATTGACGTGCGGTACGGCTTCGGACAGGATCCGGTCTATCTCAGACCCTGTAAATTGACTCCTATATGGCTCTTTCATTGTCTGACGAAAAATATACGGCCGTCAGCCGTCAGCAGGAACAGGCCGTCGTTTGTTATGAAATTGGAAGTGAGGACCCCGCCGTCAAGGCTGATCTCCTCGATGTATCTGGCGCACACGGCAGTCTGCTCCGGACACGCCAGAACCAGACACAAGCCAAGCAATACAGACGCGATGGCCATTATCTGACGATGCGCCGATGTCCCCAGCTGCGGCTGACGGCTCAGCAGACGGGCCTCCGCCCCCGTCGTAAGTACGGAGACGGAGACAGCGACCTGCCTGTATGGTATGACAGCCGACGCCCTCATAGCACGGTAACCTTTGTGTCAGCCTTCACGACATCCTTCCGGAAGCCCCCTTCGAAGCCTTCATCCGGGATGTTGGCCGTAACGGTCATGATGACGTCACCCTTGCCGACCTTCGACGAGTTGAAACAGGCGACATACCTGGTATCGTCTCCGTCAACAATAGTGTAAAGGTCCTTCTTCGCCAACGGGAGACTCCCGTTGGCCGTAGAGAAAACGACACTGAAATCAATGTCGGCCATAGTCTTTCCGACCGGGAGATTGCTCAGTATCACCTCAATCTTGATGTCACTGTCCATCAAGATTCCAAAGCGTGTAATCTTTTCCATATCAATCTTCTTCTGAATAACTGTAAGTAAATGAAAGGCTATGCTGGGAGGCATCATCCTCAATGACTATATCCGTGGACACGACGACAATCTGGCGCCAGACCCCACCGACAAGATGATACACCGCCGGAGAGGACAGGAGGCTGACCAGAGCCTCGGCCGAAGCCAATGTCATCCAGCCGGAATTCTGCACATACTTGCGCGTGACCTTGCACTGCGTCTGCTTGCGCAACCCGTTCTCCAGATGATTGCTGAAATCCATCTCCGGCGTGACTGTCCTGCGGCCGCCCATAGCTATGTTATCCCAGCCCCCGAGACGGTTATAGAACAGATACTGCTCCATCGGACGGGATGTGATGTGATATACAGGGGAGCGGAGGTCAGGAGCATTGTCCGTCGATATCCGTACCCTGAAAGTGTCATCCCCCGCCAAATGCAATGCAGATATCGGCTTCAGCATGGCATACTGGCCAGTACAGTCGCCGGAGCCGAAAACAATGCTGTCCTTGATGTCTATCTTGCCGGACCTGGTCTCGATGAACGCAGACATGATGGCATCATCGTCCGGATAAGCGATCGGAAGAATGTAATCCTCAGGGACCGTCAACTCATCCGTGTCGCTCATCCTTGACAGCGAATCCTCCGAAAACAGGTTCACGTCCGCATAGACATACTTGTCGGCGGCATCGTCGTCGGACCTCATCTTCAGTGAAACATAATTCGTCTGATTGGCCGGCACCTCTGACGGAACCGACGGCACGAACAAATCCTTGATCAGCGGTTTGAGGTCAATGAGCAGCGTCCCGGAAAAATCCGGCCACAACTTCCCGACGAAAAGGCTCTGCTGCCGGAGCAGTTCATATATGCTCACCTCCGGACGGTTCTCCGGCTCGGTGTTAATCTCAAGCGGCGTCAACTTCGGAAGCCAGCTTATACCTGGATAACTTGTCTCTATCATATTACATTGTTATTGGCTGGCAGTCGGTCGGGTTCTCAATCTCCGGAAGAATCCAGAGCTTTGCTTCCCCGAAAGCGATGCCGTGATCTGAAATACTATATTTGAGCGACTTGACGAGCGCACGGACACCCCTGTAAAGAACAGGACGGCAGACATTCAAGTCCTGCAGGACCTTGACGGGAAGATTCAGCGTCACCGACACCTCCGGAGCGCCGTTGAGCAGAAGCGTGTTGTATTTCCGCCAGAACTTGGCGAAAAGCCCGTGCGGAGAAAGGCTCGGATATCTGTCAGTACGTCCAGTCCAGCCGGTGGCCGTGCCCATCCAGTATTTGTCATAATAAGCCCAGCACACCATCAACGGATGTTCCTGCTTCTCTTCCTGCCCCTGAACGGCAGTATGATAATGCACGGCATCACCGATGAACGGGATGACGGGCGAAGGCTTGTAATGATAGTGATAGTCGTGCCTCAGTGCCTTATCAGAAGGCTTCTTCTCCTTCTCCGACTCCGAATAATAGCATCCGGAGACGGTAAAGGCATCAGTGCCCAGCCTGGCACGGGTACCGTTCGTCACCTGCCAGAAATCCCCCGTGGCCTCGGCATAGTACAGGCCGTCAGTCTTGCCGATACCCATATCCGTGTTCACCTTTGTGTACTTCCTGAACTTGTTCATCAGCTCCGTATAAGTGGCAGCCACCGGAGCAGCCCCGTCAATGGATGTGTCGGCAGAGAGCCTTACTGCAGCAGCGTCCGGAATCTCGAACGCCTCGTCCTCCTGGATATAGCCCGTGACGTCCACCGCCGGGCCCTCATCGAGCACTTCATCCATTATATACACGCCTGCAGTATCGCCATCGACATTGACATAAGCCCCGAATTTATCCTCAAGCCACGTCAGGAATTCCCCGAAAGTAATGTCAGGCACGAAGTCGCGCAGATAGACATTGCCCCCATGGCAGATGAGGTCCGCGCACGGATGGAGCAGGACCAGGTCCTCGTAAGGCTTCGAATCGAAATCATTGTGCTTCACCTTATAGCCAAGCGCGGACAGTATGGCACGGATGATATAGCAGAGATACGGGAACACCGCCACCCCATAGCCGTCCGGCACGTTCAAGGTCAAATCCCCCGACTTGTAGCTTCTGGCCTTGTAGACCAATGAGCCGAAAGACTCGCCGTATTCATCAGAGGTGTCTTCCAACTCGTTCAGCACTATTTCTATGCCCTCGGCAATCTTGCAGCGCACAGGCAGCGCCACCAGCTCGTGCCTGTCAAACCACTGCTGCGTCTCCTTGGTGGCCATGGAATCATTGATGAGGCCGACACAGGTCTCCAGATTCGTCTGCCCGAAATTATACGTCATCTCGGCCAATATGCTCTTCAGGCTCCTGTCCTTGTCGGAAGAGTAGGCCTTGCTCTGGCAGAATGAAATGACACCGCCGATTTCATCCGCAGTACAGGACGAAATCATCAGATTGCCCTGAATCTGGAATGCCCCATACTGGACGATGCACTCGACCCCGTTCCGGAAAGAATACATCCTCGAAAGCAGGTCAGGACGCCCGGCGGCCACGAGGTTCCCGGGAGTGGCCGGAACCGTGAAAGGAATGGAGGCGCTGCCGTCAGACGACAGCATCGGATTGCTGATTTCAATCTCAATCGAGAAATCCTCCGGAAGGCTGAACTCCCCAGCCTCTGTATATATTCTTACCATTACAATGAGATTTTGGATTTGACCCTCTTCTGATAGTCCTCCTGGGCCTGGAGCTGCGAGAGGACGACATAGGCCACAGGCGTCTGGGCGAAGTAGCCACGCAGGAGGGAATAGATGTCATGCAGGACTTCAAAGGCATTGGCCGGCAATGTCGTGCCGCCTGACGTATAGCCGCCCTCGGCGAATCCAGGAGCGGACGTGGACTTGCCCCTGAGCCTCGACAGACGCTTCCTCTCGATGCGTGCGATTTCCCTTGCCACCGACGGATCCCGTAGTTCCGGCTGGGCGACAACATACTCGCCGCGATGGACAATTCCGGCAGGCTCATACCGCCCACCGCGTCCGGTATAGCCTCCGTCGGCGTATCCCGTGACCTCACGCGTCTGGACCACACCGGAAGACGAGGAAGAATTCCCCGAGGCACCTACAGTCTGGTTCTTGATGGCATTGCGCTGCTGGACTATGCTTGCCACCTCAGCGGCTGTCGTGGCCGCTATGACGCCCGCCATGACGGCGCCGGCGATAGGGCCGAGCTGGGCAAAGGACTGGATGGCCGCGAGAGCTCCTGCAGCAATAGTCTTGGCGATATTGATGGCCATGTCCACATCCGCATATTTCTTCTGGGTGTCGAGCTTCTTCTGCTCATATTCCGACTCGATGCGCTCCTTCTCCTCGGCATTGTCACCGGCGGCCGTCAACTCCGCCTGCATCTGGGCCTCAAGCTTGTTCAGTTCGGCATCACGCAGGGAACTGACCATATTTCCGGCGGCATCCAGAAACTGGTTGGCCGTATCCAGGGAACCCTGCCAGGTCTGAAGATTTATCTCGGCCACAGCCTTGGCATAGTCCTCATTGAGCTGTTTCTTTCTCGCAAGATACTCCTCCTCTGAAATGAGCTGGAGTTCGTGCAGGTCTTCCAGATCCGCCAGTTCCGACTTGTGCGTATCCTCCGCCTTGGCCCGCTTCCCCTTCCTGCTGACCGGCTCGGTGTCGTTCTCCTTATCGACAAGCCGGCTGATCTTCTTCACGATATCGACATCCTCCGGAAGAGAATCCAGAAGAGCCTCCATCTCGGCTGCCGTCTCGGCAGTCAACGACTCGACGAGCTTGTCAGCCTCCGCCTCCGCATCGTCATTCATCTTCTTCAGCATCTGGGTAAACTCGGAGGAGTTCTTCTCAAGCGCCTGCCTGATGGCCTTCTGGGAAGCCAGCTGCTTATCGGCAATCTTCGTCTGCAGATCGGTGACATCCTTGCCATAAGACTGGTTTATGGCAATCTTGGCGTTGAGCATACTGATTTCAGCAGCCTGGCTCCGGACATTGTACTCAGTCTCGGTCATCTGCCTGGCGGCAAGCTGCTGCTTCAGAAGAAGCATCTCCTTGTCATAGGCGGACTGCGCGGCATTGATGCGGTCCTGGTATGACTTGTTCCTCTTGGCCGCCTCATCAGCGTCAATCTGGTTCTGGAGTGTTCCCCGCTTCCTTGCCTGTGCCGCCGAAGCAGCCGTCAGTTCCTCGTCAGCCTGCTTGAAGGCAAGCGTCGCATTGACATACGAATTCACGAGATCATCATTGGCAAGATTGTACTGGCGGGTCAGACGGGCAGCCTCGACGATAGTCTCATCCCAGCCCTTGAGCTGCTTGTCCACCTCCTCCAGAGCCTTGGCGTTAGCCTCGACAGTCACCTGGTTGTTCGCATATTTGAAATTGGCCATAATTGATGACCTCTTCTCCAGGAGCTCATTGTATTCGCCTGCCTGTGTGATGAGGTCACGGTTGCCCTCATAATTGTCAATGACGAACTTGAGTTCCTCGTCAGTCATCGACGTGCGCGAGCGGAGCATCTCGATGGCGGCCGTCCGCTCCTGCTCAGCAAGAGACTTCTTCGTCTCGGCCAGCTCCTGCTCCTTGGCAATGATATTGTCCAGGGCATCCATCCTCTCCTTGGCGGACTTGCTGGAGTTGTTGGCAATCTCCGTCTGAGTGTTTATGTAAACCCTCGCGTCGGATTCCATCATCTTGAAGGAGTTGGTCCGCTCGAACAGCTCGTCACGCAGCTGGGCCGCCTCCTTGGCCGCACGCATCGCTTCCTTGATGGAACCCTTCACCACGTTCGAGCCCTGCCCGATATTGGCGATGAACTGCTGCCAGCCGGCGTTCACCATGTCGGTGACGATGGCCCAGCGGTCTCCCCAGACCTGCGTGGCCTTGGTAAAGGCGTCGAACCCTTTCTTCACCAGGTTGACCGCAGCGTCGAAAGCCTTCACCGCCAGCGATCCGACCGTGAACCCTCCTGCGATCTGTGCGCCGAGCCCCTTCATCGCCTTGCCCGTCTTCTCGCCCCCGGACTTCACCTCACGGATACGATCCTCGGTCTTCTTCAGCTCGTCATTGTACTTCGCCCAGACCTTCGGATTCGCCTCCTTGTGGGTGTTGGCCAATGCCTGCCGGCACTGCTTCGCGTGCTTCTGCAGCTGAGAGAGGGACATCGACCCGATACCGAGGGCCTCGGCATACTTGTCGGCATTCTTCCCGGCTTCCTTCAGGGCCTTGGAGTCCGCTTCGAGGGACTTCTTCAGCGCCGCATACTGTGATGTGGACTCCTGCCCGGCATCACGCATCGCCTCCATCCTGGCGGTAGTGTCCGCGATGGACTTGCGCAGAGCGTCGGCGGACTTCTCGCAGTCCTCAAGACTCTTCTGGTACTGCGCAGCCTGCTGCGGATCCAGCTCCACGTCAGCGATGAACTTGACTATCTCATTCTTTATTCCTGCCATATATCGAATTTTTCACGAAAGTAGCCAAACGGCAGGTGTCGGCAAAGGACAGAAAATTCACACTTTCCGTCCGGAAATCGTCCCGTCGATGGCACGGATCATGAGAGCCGGGATGACCCTGTTCAGCCAACGGCGCACCCCGCCGACCAGGTATCCGTACACCTGCCGGTTATAGATGGGAACCTTCTTCTTCCGCTTCCCTCCAGGACCGTACTTCATGTCGATGAAGCGGATATATTTCGGGTAGGACACCGTCACGCCGCTGCAGGTGACGGACGGTTTCTTCCGGAAAGACGCGGCCAGATGTCCGCTGCGGTTCTGCAGGGAAGTGGCCGCGATGGCATTCTGCTTCGCAAGAAGAGCGGAGGACTGGGTGGACAGGACCTTCTGCAGGTCGTTTCGGAATTCATCTGAAAGCATGGCAATACAATTTTCAGCAAAGGAAAAGAAAAAGCCCCGTCCTCGAAAGGACAGGGCCGAACGATAATCCACATCCCGCTTCATCAATGCGGTATAAAGTAGCAGATGGCGGCAGGCTTGCCGTCGCTGTCAATGACCATATATCCAGGAAGTTTCAAAGGGATTTCCCTGTTCTTGGCCATACGGCGCAACTTGTATTCATAATGGCTGTGAGGCAGAATCACCGCCTTGTTGGCCCCGTTCTGGGGCCCGACCAACTTGATGGTGACGTGTTCCCTCACGTCGAAGAGGCTCACGGCCGTATCGAAGGCATGCGCCTGCTCATAGTTCAATATTCTTGTCATTCCGATTCTGAATTAAAGGATGAAAAAATGATGTCCGCCACAAATGAAGACGATTCATACAGCCCCTGGCGGATGAGATCAAGAGTTTCCTCGTTCCTGGAGGACGAGAGCTCGGCGGCACTCATCGACGAACGGATGAGGTGCAACTGCTGGGAGCATTGCCTGAGACCCAGAAGAAGGCTGAAAAGCCTGTCAGACACTTCAGTTCTCATAATCCGCCTCCCCGTCATTTTCAGGATTCCCGCCGACGATCCGATAGGCATCGACGCTCAGCAGGATGGATGCCAGCGCGCTGTATGACGCATGGGCATTGGAAAGATTGTTGAGAATGTCCGGAAGGAACTTCTCCACCTCACAGCGGTCGGTCTTGACGGCCTTGTCGCAGATGGACTTCACCGTGCTGACCGCATTGTCAATGGCGGCCATCCCCTTGAAGAGTTCACCGGCATCCATCTTCAGCATTTCGAGAGCTTTCATTCCTGTGGAGTCCTCCCCGCCTCGGCTTTGTGATTGAGTTCGGCGATGTACTCCTCGGCCGCCTCCTCGTCTTCGAAGGCGGCGAGCTTGCTCTGCAGCGACGCGCGCTCATCATAGAGCATCTTGCGGAGCGACTGGATGAGGTCCGACATCTCCTGCATACGCTGCCCGTCGACAGGAAGACCCTTGTCGTCGTGGAGCCTCTTCAGAACGATAAATGACTTGTAATACTCGGATGCCCCATCGACGAGAGCATCCATCGCCTCATTGGCGCTTTCCAGAAGAATTCTGGAGAATTTGGGATTGTTTAGCATACAACACAAAAAAATAGGAGCCCTGCTAAACAATCCCAACGAGTGTGATGTTGCCGCAGGTCACCCTTTTGGCGGACTCCTAAAAATAAAATTCAAGTTATATGTGCAGTGTTCCCAAGAGGGTACACCGACTTATCAGAGTTGTTTAGCATGACAAATATATACATATTTTTTCATATCGTGCAACTTTTTTCTCATTTTATGCAAGTTTTTTTTGTTCCGGAATCAGTATTCAACAATAAAGCCGCCTTACGGCAGCTTCATTGACCAGCCTACTGGCTTCGGATAAATCATACCCACCTATGGGTGTCGGATTCTAAATTTCTTACTTGCCGTGGCAGTTTTTATATTTCTTACCGCTACCACAAGGGCAAGGATCATTTCTTCCCGGTTGCTTGCCTTTGATTACAGGCATCGTTTTCGGCGGCTCCTCTGAAACAAAATCAATGTCGTGGGTTGACGGAACCTGAAAACTGAACTTGGTTTTCCCGCCCTTACAAGTAACAGCGAAATCACCTACCGATATGATATCCATACCTATCAGCACTTTCGTACCATTCAGACAACCTTCAGTCACCCTGACTGTCGGGAATGTGACCCCATTCGGAAGAGCTATGCTGATGGAATATGTATTGACAATGGCCTCTCCATTGGCGTGAAAGACTCTGGCGTTTCCTGTCGGCTTGAGGTCAAGTTGCTGAACAACCGACCTGTCAATGACAGATCCCATAGCCCCAGTATCCCACAATGCAGGATACTCAATCATCTGGGGAGGCTTCACACCAGGCTGAAACCTCGGATCGTATGCTTGCGACACGCCACAATTGGTTTGGAGGCACTGAGCCATCCCCGGATATTCTACGGTAAAGGATTTTGGAGCCATACTACACAAACATTACTCTCGAATGGAACGTCTGTGTATATGCGCTGTCGCCTTCCGTACACTCCTGGATAAGAAATGTTCCAAGTTCATACTTTTTGGAAGACTCGAAGAGGGCCTCTTCGTAACTATCAAAATCCCCAACCACCTGACAATCCTTTATTACGAGGAACCGATGGTTGTATTTCTTAACCAATTCAGCCTGGTTATCCAGATAGTATTGAAAATCTTTCTTCAGCATAAAAATAGAATTTCTTTTTTGCGTTGCAAATTTAATGCAAAAAATGATAAAAAACTTGCACCTGACGAAAAAACGTCAGCTCGGCAGGATCTTTTTCCTGGGATCACGAAAAAGATATGCCCTGCGTGCGGCCATATATTCATTCCTTTCATCCAGGGCACGTTCAAGCTGGGCGAGCGACTTCCTGATTCTTTCTTTAGTCTCTTTCTTCATATTCGTATGTGTTTGGTCCTGTAAAGGTACGAAAAACCCCGGAACCATCACGGCCCGGGGCTACCAAAAACACATATACTTAGGCCTAACAACCAGAGTATTCTTTCGTGGCATCGAAACACGGACAGGCCTTTATCCATTCGTGCGGTTCGATGACTCCATCACCGTTCAGATCTGGGGAATAATCCCTATGTCCGGCCACCTTCGTGACCGTAGGGATGGCCGCCTTCAGGGCCTTGACCAGGAACAGCAGCGACTCCTTCTGCTCCGGAGTCCTGGTGTCCTTGCTCTCACGCTCCTTGGACAGTCCGCCGACGTAGCAGATTCCGATTGAATTGCTGTTGTGGCCGGAGACGTGCGCACCGACCTCGGCCAGAGGACGGCCGGGCTCGATATTCCCGTCCAGCTGCACGACGAAATGATATCCTATCTTGCGGAAACCCCTGCTCTTGTGCCAGACATCGATGTCACGTGCAGAAAAATTCTTTCCCTCGATGGTGGCCGAACAGTGGATGATGATGTCAGTGATCTTGCGCGGAACCGGCAGACTGCCGTCGATATACCGCTTTGCTTCTTCCCTTGTCATAATCTACACTATATCTATACCGTATATGTCAAACTCCATACTCCATCCCTGTGAGGCGGCAAGAGCCTTCGATGAGAAAACCGTCAGCGTGGCAGGGTAGTCCATCCAAGCGATACCACGCTTCAGGTCATCATCATTCCTCATGACACGGCGTATGGAGGATAAAATCTCAAGACATCTGTCCTGCGTGATGGCCGCGCCCACCAGGTCGGCCGCGTCCGGAACAGGGCAGGCCACCGTGACGGCCACATGAAAGCGGTCATCCTTGCGGTCACTGGTCGCATCGATGGTGCTGGACACCCTGTCATACTCCACGAAGAGGTATATGCCGGTCACGGAAGTGATGACGGTGGCAAGCTTGTCCGCATCGGTACCGAAGATGAAGTCGGTGATGCCGTCCTGCACCCTGTCCGCACCGGATGAGAGAACCTCGTTCATCAGCGCCCTGTATTGCTTTCCGTCCGGTGCCCTGAACGTCCTCTTGAGGGCGTCCTTCGGAACGAACGCCGCAAAGTATTTGAAAATGTCAAGTATGATCATATCATTCCTCCTCTTCAGTTATGCTTGTGAACGGCAGCACCTGCTCTACGGAAAGATTAAGCTTGTCGGCAATCTTGCCCGGCTTCATCCCAGAGCCCTGAAGGGTGTGGATGCTGTCCACCGTCTGCTGGACCATCGCAGAGAGGAACGAGTGCACATCCATCCTGGACACCGCATCGAAATCCCCATATCCGGCCTTCGTCAATGCGAAGATGCCGCTGTTGCTTCCGACCGGATTCGCCTCCGCCTTCTGCCCGGCCTTCCTGAACACCAGCGAATAGCTCTCATCACGACGGATGGATTCCAGGATTCCCCTGAAATTATACATCACCGCTATCCTCTCATACACGCTGAAACCGCACTTTCCTCCATACAGAAGCCTCACGAGCGGGTCAAGCACTTCAAGCGCCTCGTCCTCCCTGTATGCGCGGACATATCCGCTCTGGAGATTTACCAGACTGATGCCGGCCGTGTACTGGGCTGCCGTGAGAGTGCAGTCTATCACCCCGGCCTTGTCGGTCTCATATCTGTATCCGTCAGCCGACGGGAAGAGATTCCTCTTCATCTCGATGTCGATGTACGCCGTCTCGCTTCCGTCGCTGTTCGCCACAAGCCTGTACGGGAAAGTCAGAAGCCCGGACAGAGTGAAGAAGTTCACACCGAGAAAATCCGTCAGGCGGGTGGAAGGGATGTCAATGCCGAGACAGGCGGCCACAATCTCAATTTTGAATGTCTCAAAATCAGTGTGTCCGTTCTCGAAGTTCCACATCGCTTTCGAAAGTCTCACGAACGTAGGCGCGTCACACTCCTCCCATTTGGAAGGAACCGCGTATGTATGATTGTTTATTTTCAGCTTGATCATAGCACCGAATAAAATTTCTGGTCCTCTGTCTGGTCACTTCCAAAACTCGATTTTCCGCCTCCCACAGCCTTCAGGCGCTCGATTGACGACATCAATGAGGTATATTTGGCCATAAATTGGTTATACAGATTGGCCCTTTGCTGGGGGTTGCTCGATTTGGAATATTCGTGGCTGTCGTCGTACCGGATGGCACGAGGAAGCTCCGTCACGTCGAACTGCATCACGGCCAGCGCCATCACCTTATAGCACAGCGCCTGCTTGGCCAGTTCCATCATCCTCTCGGGAACATCGGAAGGAAGTGCCGGAAGAATCTCCTGCCTCCAGGTCTGGCGGACGAGATACAGAACTTTGTGAAAAAACAGTGAACTTTTCCCTATGCCGAAATAAAAATCAAACTCGGAGGCGCTCTTCACCGGGAGAGCCATCCGTCCCTTATATTCGGAAGTCTCCTGCCATCCTCCGGTCTGAGGATTCGCATCGAGCCAGTCCAGCAGCCTGTCCATTGCAGCCCAGTACGATTCCAGATGGTGAGACTTCATTTCCTCGTGCTGGTACTTGTACATCGATGCGTCGGAGCCGTTCTTCTTGCTCGTGGCGAAGATCTGATACTTGTATGACGCCTTACAGGCGACGGCCGTCTTCAGGAGTTCCCCCGGCTCTTCCTGCCCGCCGTCAAGGACGGCATCGAACACGCTCTGGGAGATGATTCCGGCCACATCATGCACCGCCGTCCTGATGGATGGCATAAGCTGGCCGATGGAAGTGTCGGCAACCATACCGTCACTGTATTTCTGGAATTCCCCGAGGTCAGGGAAGATTTCTGCTGCTGTCATACTATTGCTCATTTTGGTTGGCCATTCTGTTGGCCGGTGACACATCCTCCTGGCGCTGCACTGCAGGACGGTGGAATCCGATGCGGATACCATCGGCATACTTCTCTGGGAAGTTCAGTGCAATCGCCTCATTCAGGTCGGCACAGACGACGCTGTCCGGGATCGCCTGCTGCGTCAGATATATGATATAGTTGTAATACGCATCGGAGCCTGACTTGCTGATGGTGCCGTCGGAAGTTATATTCGAAATCGACGGGTCAATGCCCTTGGCGGACAGCAGCACCATATCGGCACGTTTATCCACCGAAATCAATGCCTCGATATATTCCTTGTACTTCTGGGGGATCTCCTCGATCTTCCACTGCTCGATGTCCCCGTTCTCATTCATGAACGAGCGGGTCGCATAGGTCTTCCCCTGGTTCTTTCCGCGTCCGGCAAGGAAAGACGTGAGGTTACGCAGCTCCAGGTTAACATACTTTTCAAGCAGCATCTCGCTGTATTCCGTACCTATCTCCAGAGTCTCGCTCCCCACTTTCACGGTGATGAGCTCGCCATCCTTGGCGCCGCCGGCCTTCTTCTCCGCATTCATCTGGCAGAGCTCTTCAAGAGCTTCCTTCTTGGCATTGTACCAGGCATTCGGGATGATGATGTGATGCCTCGCGGAAAGGGCATTCTCCAGGAACGAATTGATGTAATACGGAGTTGCATTACAACCTATAATCCATTGACGCACACCGTTGAAGAATACATTGGTGGCATAGATGTCATTGTCATAGTCCGCATTGCGGCTGTATGAGATGGCACCGTTGCATTGCAAAGGTTTGACAGGGTTGAATTTCGGATATACGTCGTAATTGTTCGTGGATGTCGTCCGCCCCCAATTGCCTACAAGCACGCAATCGAAATCCGACTGCACGACGTCCGTCTTGCGGGAGATGTCCTTGGCCGTGGCAAGTCTGGCACGCAATTCAGATATGTGCCTCAAGCCTGCCACAGGAAGCGTTCCGGGAACATGTGCCATAGTGCCGCGAGTAAGCTGCCACTGGCTGAAGATGCCCTCGCTGTAATAGTAGGAGCGTATGCACTTGATGAGATATTCCTTGTATGAATCCGGAAGGCCGTTGCGCTTCCAGCCTTCAAGCCACGCCTGTATCTCCGGATCCTGAAGGTATCTGCGGCTGACAGTGCCGTCATCGCCGGTCTCCTCCCGGAAGAGCATCGGGCCGGTTCCGTACAGGATGGCCACCTGCTTCTCGATGAGGGACGGCAGGAGACGGTTCCCCTTGATGAGAGCGGCACACACGTCCGGATCATCATTGTTCACCCCTGCCGGCCAATAATAATATGCGCCCATCCTTCTTGCGGAAAGGGCCGCCTGACCGTCAGATTCGGTTCCGCGCCCGCTCCCCGTCAAGGATGCCGCCGGCTCCGCTTCTCCGATCTGGTATGTGAGGGCATAACCGTGCCCCGTGTATGTGCCGAACTTAATCATACCACTTCACTCTATATAGTTTGTTGTCCTCATCGCTGAATCCTATCGCCCTGATGAGCGCCCTGTAGCAGGAACGCGGCTGGCCGTCAGACGTGAGGAAGAGAAAATAATTCTTGCCGTCGATGTCGAATTTGTCGTGAGGCAGCGGCTTGCGCATCGTGCATCCTGAGAACATCTTCAGAGGCACGGAAGAAGCGCCCGGCTTCTTCGTCCTTGAGTACGGGAAGAATGCCAGGTTGAATGTTCCGCCGGCCTTTGACAGGACCTCGGCCTTTTGTAATGCAACACTGCCCTTGATAGTATCCATCGCTTTGAATTTGACACGAAGGTAGCCCTTCAGAAGGCGCCGGCAAAGGACAGAATCCGTCATATTTCAGTCGTTTTGCCACCTTGCATTACAAAACCAAAACTTAGCGGCGCCGCGCTTTTCTTCCGCAGATTTTCAGAAAAGGCCCCAAATTTTTCAGTCAACTCGCTGATACCCAGCCGAATGACCATTTTCAGAATAACACAAACCCCCAACTTTAGCCCGAAAAATTGGAAGAAATGCCCCCTGCAGAGGTATAATTTCGCACTCCAGGGAAGTATTTTTCGAATAAACCCCACACCAGATACGTCAAAGCTGACGGAATCTGAGGCGTCAGACCGGCCTGCAGATCGATGCGGACCTTAACCTCCGGAGACTTGTCGAGCTCGACCGGAGTGGAGCCGACGACCTTCTTGCAGCAGTACATCGCAGACACGAGATTCGGGCACTCGTTCGAGTCAATCCGGATTCGCGGCACATTCCTCTCGGACTCGGCCAGAAGACGTTTCCAAAGCCTGTAATGCTGCCAGTGATAGATGGTGGCCTGCCCGAGATTCATCAGCTTCACGCGCCAGCCATACCGCTCCAGCGCCTTCTTCAGTTTCTTCGCATCAGTCTCCGCATCACGCTCATACTGCTTGTTGCGTTTGTTGCCGGCACGGTCGTAATACAGATCTATCATCTTGAGCCTGGAAGCGTCGGAGTAGAATGCGTTTATCTGCCTTGCAAGGTCTTCCGCATCCTCCGGCGGATAGACGAAAAACTCCTTCAGCACCCTGAGGGTATTGGCCTTCCTGTCCATCTGGCCGCTCACCACTGAAGAGAAACTGCCGGGATCGTAGCCGAGCAGCAGCTTCTGGGTAGGTTCGTAATACTTCAGATGGTCGGCAGTGACGGTGAAAGACTCCTTCAGGTTCAGCTTGTCAATGACTTCATACTTGTAGCTGTCGCTGTACGTGTGCTTCTCCTCATCCCACAGCTCGAAGAACAGGTTGTCACGGTTCCTGTCGCCGATGGAACAGATGGATGACAGGAACTCGCCCATGTCCAGGATCTCCTTCTGGGTGCGGAAGTAATCAAGCCCGAGCACATCGCGGTTCACGAAGGTCGATGCACGGATAAAAAACGTGCATCGTTTGCGGAGCTGTGACAGAAGCGGCCCCCATTTGGCGATTTTAGCCTCCGAAATGCGAGTTTTCACGCCATTGCGAAGATTCACCTCACAGTCATTAAGCATCAGCGAGAGCGTCACGATATCAGCCACGAGCTGAGGGTCCACCTCCTTCTCGTAGTCCATGAACCAGTTATTTTCACCGATAGAGACGCGCCCGATGTCGGATACGCCCGTGATGCCTCCGTGGAGATGAGACTTGAAGGCATCGGAGCCGGAGCCGATGCGGGATGTACGGATGGCCGGGATGATACGCGTCCTGACCTTCTCGCCGTCACTGTATTTCATCTCCTCCAGGAAGGCGTGGACGATGCTTCGGCCGGCGATGGAGTCGGCCCTGTCCACGGCCACCGCCTGAAGGACAGAGCCGTTGGCGAACACGATGGTGCGCTCCGGATACAGGAGCGGATACCTCGGGGCCTGGAAGTGCTTGGGAAGATCCTTCTCCCCGACCACGTAATCCCACCCCTCGATAAGCATCGGGCGCTCCGTCCCGTCCGGCATCTTGACCTCGGACCGGAAGGATTCCAGGATGGTCGGGATGACGTTGGTGAAGAGCGCCACGAATGATTTGTGGGATATGATAGATGTCTCCCTCGGCATCTCCTGGGCAACCCTCAGAATGCGACGTGTAGAGATATGCGAGGTCTTACCGCCGCCTCGGCCGATGACGGCGAAGAGCTTGTTCGGGTCAATGATGTTCACGAGTGCCTGCACCCTGTTCTGATACATCTCGATGTAGTCAGGGGTGCTATTGTTCGTCTGCTGTGTTTCCATTGTCAGTGATGTCTGGTGATATATTGGCGTCCAGAAGCAGCCTCTTCTTCTCCGCCTCAGTAGTTTCAAGCCCGAGGATGAGTTCCTTATATTGGACATCCTCGGCACGCTTGGCTATGTCCATAAGCTTCTGCGACTGGTAGCCGAGATCCTCCGGCTTGACATTGATGTTGACCAGATAGACAGGTGGCTGCCACTGGTGGTTCTCCTGCTCCCTCTGCTTGGTTCTCAGTTCGTGCGCCTTGTCGAGCGCCGCCTTGGCCGTGGCCAGTTTGTCTGCCTTGATGGCCACTCTCGCGAGGTCGTCATAGGCGTCGGCATACTTCAGATCCCAGGCGCGGGCGGAAATGCCGTCGTCCTGGTAGAAATACTCCAGAGCGTCACGGTAGATCTCCCGTGCCTGCGCGATGGTAAGCGACGGCCACTCCTTCCTCAGACTCTCGACGGCCCTGGAATAGTTGTGCTTGTGGTAGTGGAAGAGCCTCGACATACTGTCCAGCTGGAGGATGTACGTCTGCATATCTGCGACAATGACATCCGACTTCCTGTGCTGAAGGAAGAACTGGATGTCATCCGCCTTGTAACTCTCAAGTAGTGCCAATCTGTCAATCATACGTCAAACAATTCTTTCTTAACATTGTCCACCCCGCGCCTCCAGGTGAGTTTCGCGTCAAGTTCCAGCGCGTCGATGTCCCCGGCCGCGGCCATCTCCGTCAATGCAGCCTCCATATCGTCCTCCCTGTGAGAACGGGATATGAGATACTCCTTATGGAGAGGGTGCTTCTTCGAGCAGATGTCCATCAGGAATTCAAGCCGTTCCCGGCCCACGAGGTTCATCCTTTCCGCTATCTGGACTGGATAGAGCCCGATTACCGCCAAGTCCTTCACCCTTGCGACAAATTCCTCGTCATACGTCCTGATTTCCATATCATTTTCCTTTTACGAATTCATCGAACACATCCTTGAAGACCTGCAGGAGCGCCTGGAATTTCTCCAGATTGGTCTTGGCCTTCTCCTTCTTCTCCCCGGCCAGCTTGGGGCTGTTCACCTGCGAGCTGTACCGCGATATGTTCAGTTCCACGTTCTTCCTCTCCTGGAAGTATTCCTCCGGGTCCCGCCTGAGGATGTCGAAAATACGCGAGCGCTCATCCCTGGAGGAAATGAACGGATGCTTGCCGAGGAATTTCCCGGTATTGTTGAAGCTCCGGAGTTCATTGAAGCACATCTCCAGCCTTGCGGCCAGCCTGACGATGTCGGCCAGAGTATCGAAATCCGTGATTTCGCCCTGCGTGATGGCCTCAAGGCGCTTCAGTTCAGACCAGCAGTTGATACGATCGGTGAAGATGCTGTCCGCCATTCTGACCATAGGGTTGTCGAGCTGACGCCACGGAATGTCCGGATACTGTTCGAACTTCGAAATTTTGGCCTGTTTCGGGGCCGGTGGCGGCACTTTGGCAGCCGTTGCGGGCGGTTGACCTCCAGAAGCCGCGGAAGCCCCACAGGCGGCCTGAATTTCCTCGGCCGAAAAATGGTCAAGAAGAACATAGACCATAGACACGGCCAGGGCCGAACGGTCCTTCATTATCGTTCCTGCAGCAGGCAGCCCTCTCGATGAAAGGAGGCGGCGGTATGTTTCTATTTTGGACGGCTGGGCGATTGCCTTGGATATTGATCTCTTTTGCTGGAAAGTGTACATATCTGTCAGTTTTATAATAAAACAGGGCCGTCAATGGCGGCCCTGATGTCAAGCGACGGGCTATGCAGCGACAGGATCCTCGACGCTTCCAAGATATTCAAGCGGCTGGAACGGGAACGGGCTGTTGAATGTCACGTCACAGCTGGCGTTGTCCGAATTCTTCCTCTTGTCGTGGTCAGTGAAGAAGTATGGGCAGCGTGGCCGTCCGTAGATATACTTCTTCCCGCTGATCCTGTCCTCAGTAACGATGTAGAAACCCTTGCCGTGGAAGTTCTCGATAAAATTGTCGATTTCCGGCCTATCCCCGGCCAGAGTTCCCGACAGAGTGTTTGTCACTTCCGTAGTCACGTCGCCATTGCTACCCTGTGAGGTGGCGGCAGCCGTGAACTTGGCAAAGTCGAAATGTGCGATGGCCGCGCCTTGCTTGAGCGTCAGGGCTGCCATCGAGCGCGCTTCATCGGAAACTGTTATTTCAGGCTCCTTGGTGAGGTCCACATCCTCCTCCAGAATGAGGTGGATTCTGTTGTATATCCTCTTGCCAGCGGATTCCAAATCCGAAACGGCGCTGATATTAGGTACTTTAATCATAATCGTATGGTATTAAAGGGGGCCGGAGCCCCCGATGACTAACCGCGTGATACTTCGAAGAACTTGCCCTTAACGGCATCGTAATACACGTAAATGTAATCTCCGACAGCCGCAGGGGTCCAAGCCTCTACCTCGCTGAACTTGCCGGATTTCTCGATCTTCGTCGCGTTGGTGAGGTCTCCGCACTCGATACGGTAAACCACGCCGACCTTGGCATTGACGATGTCTGTGAGAACCGTCGCCTTGGTGTTGGCCGAAGTCCTGATGAGGAATCCGAGATCCTCGAGCTCCGCGCTCTCCGTATCCACGGTGGTGGCGTCAGCAGCGGCCGTGATGGACGGGAGGTTGAAGAAAAGGTATTGCTCGCGCGCCTTGTTGGCCTTGAGGTCAGCCTTGCTCTTGAAGTGACGGCCTGCGAACCCTACAGATGAGCCCTCCATCCAGTAAGAGTATGCAATCACCTCCTCAAGGTGGCGTTCGAACATTGTCTTGTACTCTTCGCCAGGCACGTTCTGCAGCAGTTCGATATTGCCCGGGATGGTAGCGAAGATGAGCTTGAGATCGCCCATGGCCGGAACCCATCTGATGGCCATATTGTAGTTTGGAACCACATCCTTCGTACCGGTGAAATCGGTATTCTGGCCATACTTGTTGCGATACCACTCCATGTACATCGGTTGATGGGCGGCATTGGCATAGATGACGAAGCGCTTAAAGTCGTTCGGGCGACGGGCAGCAATCTTCTTGGCGAAGAACTGGAATACGTCACCGATGTTGCTTGCGTCGTAGTCGGCAAGCTCCTCATCGTCGAACGGAAGCGCCTTGTTGCTGTCGTAGAGGCTGATGAGACGATAAATGACACCTGTGGAACCGAGGATGGCCGGGGCGGACTCACCCTTGACCGGCTTCACATAGCAGCCGCGGATTGAACGCTCGATGCGCTCGGAATTGATCTTCTCGGCGAGGCTGAGTATGAGCCATTCGAGAAGGGTCCATTTCACAGGATCCGAGCCTTCACGGTTCAGGTAGTTCAGATAAGCGGTCTCGAGAGTGGACATATCCTCGAAACGAACCTTGGACATGACCTTGTCGACAATAGCTTTCTCCGGCTGGAAGTCCACATTCCCCTTATATACCTCACCTGACTGGTATGCCTGTGATACCTCGTCGAAGAGGACGTTGGTGATGACCTGTCCGGACTGGACATTGCTTACGGTGTTGAACAGACCGGCAAGCGAAGGGTAGGACACGATTCTCGCGATCACCATATCCTGACGGATAGTGAACTGGCGGGTACCGATTTCAGTGTCAGACGACAGCTGTGAGATGTCCACCTTTGCCTGCTTCAGGAGGTTGAGTCTGCCTGAAGCGCGGAGTTCCCCGTATCTCTCAGAGAGTTTCTCCGCATAAGATATCGCATCGGTTTCGAGGACCTTGCGGTCGTTCTCTGTAGGGTTTCCATCTATGCGGCCATTGATGAGAATCGAGTTGTAACGGCGTGACGCCGCGAAGAAAGGGTTCTGGATGCCGAAAGCATACTCTTTCGTGTGCATACCGGTAACGGACGGGGTGGCGGCCACGGTAGCGACCGGTGTCACCTCTGCTCCCTGCTTTGAGAGTTTCTCGATGGTGGCGTTGGCGGTGACGACCTCACCCTTGAGTTCCTTGACGCTTGCGAGGATCTGGGCAAGTCCGTCCGGGGTGCCCTCAGTTCCGGCCTCTACGCCAGTGATGCCGGCAAGCTCGGCCAATGTCCTCGTGAACGCCTCAGACTGGGCGCTCTGCTCAGTCTGATAATTTGCAAAGTCATTAGCGAATGCCCCTGCACCATGCGCCTTGTTGTAGGCCTCGATGAGAGCGGCCTGGTCTTCCTTGGTCAGCTCCTTGCGGTCAAATTTGTCTTTGAGGCCGGCCGATGCGACCACCGCAAGCAGATTTGTTAAAAATTTACGCATTGTTAGAAATTTAATTTGTTGATATCTACGGATGGACTTGTTTCTTTCTGTCCTGCCTCAGCCCTGAGCAGTTCCAGGACCTCGTCGAGGGAATTCTGCCCGTCGATGAGCCCGGCCGCAAGTGCGTCGGCGCTGTAATAGAGCTCGCCCTGCTGCGCCTCCTCAGTGAGTGACGGGCGTGAGGACTTCACGTCGTCGATGAACTGGAGCGCCATCGGGTCGAGGAACCTCTTCACGAACGCGTCCGGATGCCCGTCGAGGACATCGCGCTGGACCTTGTTCTTCAGAGGCGAGTAATTGCTGTAAAGCGTGATCTCCTTGAGGCCTGCCTTCTCCAGCATCTCCCTGTCATCGTATGCAGTGCTGACGATGCCGATGGAACCGACCTCAGTGAAGATTGATGAAGCGAACACCTTGTCGGCAGCGGCACCGATATAGTAGCCTGCCGAGGCCGCCACCGATTCCACGAGCGCATACACGGGCTTCTTCAGGGCCTTGACGGCCAGAAAAGCCTCGTGCAGTCCGAATGCTTCACCGCCGCAGCTGTCGATATGGATGAGATGGGCACTGATGGCAGGGTTCTCGTCCGCCGCCTTGATGTCAGCGATGAACTGCTTTGTCGAGAAGCGCCACCATGATTGGTATGATATTTTACCGAAAACCGGATGATATGCTATGGATCCGTCAGGTATGTCGGCATCGCTGAACTCGGACGGGTAGCAGAGCTCCGTATCCGGAGGCACGGCCACGCATTCCTTGTATGCCTTTTTCTCGTCGTCAGTAACGAGCACGAGATGCGATGCCTCAGCGTGCTGGGGCACCGTCGCAAGAAAGAGTATTTTGAATTCCTGCTGTGTCATAATTTGAATTTTCAGCAAATTTATGCACTGCAGGGCACTTCAGGTAGGACAGAACAGCTATAAGACAAGCGGAGAGGCCGAGTCGAAAGATGTTTCGAGCTTCAGGGCACCGGTGAACGGGGTCACCTTCAGGCGCGGTGCGCACGATGCCGTACCGATGAGGCGGAGACTTCCGTCAGACATATAGAACGCGACGTACATCCTGCGTCCGTCGTAGCCGAGCAGGTCCCCCTCCAGCGTGGAAAGCGACAGTTCCTGTCGATACGACAGCCCCGACTCGCTCTCCTCGGGCGTCTGCTCGAAAGAAATCTGGCCGGATGCCTGGAATTCCACAGAACCGACGGGAAGAAAGTTCAGCGGCTGGAACCGGATATAATCCCGGATGAGTTCCGGGTCGATGAGCGCAAAATGCGAGGTGATAGTCGTTGCCATTTTTTTCGTTTTCCTGCCCCGTTCGAGCCCCGAAATTCTGGGACCTCTCGGGAGTTATATTTTATTAGAAATCACTGTTTTCCACGGGTATCGCACGGGTATCCCGGTGCTTCTTCCGGAAACGGAACCAATCCTTTCGGAGCATCTCGTATGTGATGTTGTCCATCGAGATATTGTAAAGCTCGCAGAAGGAGTAGATGGCATCGCGGATGGTGAGCCCAGGGCTGTTGCCGAGGGCTCCTGTCATATAGCTCCGATATGTAAGCTTGAAGGTGTGCATCAGATGAGACGCCACCGCCTCCTGACCCTGTGGGTTCAGGTAGTTCCGCCAGAGGGTGTCCACAACGAACTCGGGATTCGGGCGGCGTTTGCCGGGATCCGCCTTGCGGGAGTTCCTGTTGTACTGGCGTCGATGAGAGCGGAACAGAGCGATGCGGATGCAGTCCGGATCACCGGCTGCCGGCACGGGCCTGTAGTCGTCAGGCACCAGGTCGAGGTGCATCTTCACGATGCCCCACAACTTGGATTCCCGGCCGGGGGTTATGATATCCGAGCCGTCATTGACGCTCAGTATATATTCCCTCAGGCAAGGAAGCACCTTCACCGATGCCGTCTGTATGTCGTGCATTGATTCCATTGGCAGCAAATTTATCGTGATTTTCCGTCCCCGGATGGGACTGTGACGCGTTTACAAAGATACGAATTTTTATGCTGCCGGGGGGCCGATTTCCCCGCCTTTCCCGAAGCCTGATTCCGAGACACACTTGTGCAAATATCGGTTTTTTACAGAACTTCAGAACTGACGGGGGTAACTCGCTGATTTTCAGCGCATTTTTCAGCACTCTTCTACAGTGCTGGCTTTCAGTTCTGAACGGAAGTGCTTCAGTGCTGATTAGTGCTGAAACAGTGCTGACTGATTCCGCTGACACTCAATGCGTTGCAAAGGTCAGTTCTAAAGTTCTGTAAATATATACTTTTTATATAAGTCTCTCTATATTATATAAAAATTAAATATATAAATGGGTGCTACTCGCTGATTTCCACTATGTTAAGTCCAGAAGTTCTATTTTTCTTTTTGATAAAAACAGGATGGGGAAACGGGGAAGGGACCGCCTTCAGAACTGAAAAGTCAGCACTCTTCCAGTTCTGATAAACAGAACTGAGAGCGAAAATGAATGAAAATCGGTCTATTTTTCGCCGTTTTTACCTCTGTTGATGCTTTTATCAGCCTCGAAATCTGCTCTCTTCAGAGAGTCTCTGTGAAGGCGAAAAATAGGTATTATAATGACAAAACCCGGAAGCCTCTTGGCTCTCGGGTTTTGAATCCGTGCGGACGTTCCGCTTATATCGATGGAAGTGTCAATTCACGGCCGTGGCCGCCTTCTTGAGTTCCGGCTGGGCATTGATGCGGGCAATGAAGTTCATCAGCGCTGTGGCCGCTCCCTTACCCCTGGCGACGGCACTCTGCTTGACTCCGGAGTCGAGCCTGCAATAGGCCCAGATGCGGCACCTGCCCCAGCCGTCCGTCCTGGCGTGGACGCATTTGAGGTTCGGGAATAGATTTCTGACTGCTGCAGCGGCCGCTTCGGCCTGCTGACGGTTGATGTTGCGTGTAGTAAGCATAATTTACTATAAATGACAAATGCCTCGCGTACAGGGTTGCTTACTACACACAACATCTCTGCCGTATATATACACCAAGTTTCCCAGGCGTGACCCATCGCGAGGCAATCGTCTATATTTCTGTATGGAATTATCGTTTCCGGACAGAAGAAATAGATGGGTTATATGTAGTAAGCACCACAAATATAAGACAATTTTTTCATTTCGTGCAAGTTTTTTCGATTCCGGAATAAAAAAAGCCCCCGGATTGCTCCGAGGGCCGTGGCCAGTGCCTGTGTGATAATCAAGCGAACTTTACGGCCGTTAATTCTTTGGCAAAACGGTCAACACCGTTCTGGATCTTGTCGATAGTCTTGCGGCTTGGCTTGCGTCTTCCGTGCAGGAAGTGGCCGAGCTGTGCCTGGCTGACTCCGGTGATCTTCTCCAGTCCAGAGAGGGAGAAGACGCCTGCATACTCAGAGAGGAAGCTGGCCGTATCGTAGCAGAACTCGATATCCACATCCTCGAACTTGTTGCCGGCAGCGATGTAATCCTGCTTCATTGCTTCGAAGGTTCCGAGAAAGTCCTCTATAGTCTCCTCGACGGTCTTGCCTTCCCCGATGCACCCGAACTCAAGCGGAGTATCTCCGATGTAAGCGGAATATCCGTATTCGGATTTCTCGATAAATACTTTACATTTCCTCATAACTCAATAACTTCCTATTTTATGAAGGTGTGGGGCTATTGCAGCCCCGCATCCCTCAAGATTGATTTCAATGTCCCCGTTGCGACTTCCTGGCTTTTGTGGTTGCTGGTCGTGAATTTTTTGTTGGTCTTCGGACTGAACCAGACAGGATGTCCGTGCTGCTGCTCCCCGGTGGGGTAACAACCGAATTTGAGCAGCTTTCGTTCTAATTCGTTGTATTTCATAGAGCTCCTTGATTATCACACTACAAATGTAGGAATTTTCCTACATTATACCAAATTTTTTTATCATTTTATGCAAAAATTTTATTCCGGAATAAAAAAAACCACCGGATTTCTCCGGTGGCCTGGCCGTAGTCCCCGTTACGGCCGTTTGTAATCAAAAACAAAAGATATGCGGGGACTTTACAGATTGTCCGCTGCGCGCCTGATCCTGTCGGCAAGGTCGCAGAGGCCGCCCTTGAACTGGGCGAGTTCTTCTTCAGTAAATCCTCCCTTGCCGCCGTTTCCGTCGATGCCGTTAAACTTGTTATAGAACCACGAGGCCGACCTGTCAAAATAATTGTGGGCAAACTCGCCCCAATTCAAATTAAGGTCAATGTCGTCGAGTTTCTTCCTGATTTCCGAATTTCTGATGGCTTCCAGTCTTTTCTCAGTCTTTTCCATAATATGATGCGTTTTTTAACGCCTCCCCGAAGGGAGGCTCTTTTTAATCAATCATTTCCTCAAATAGTTCCCTTACGTATTTCTTCAGTTCCTTTGAGGGATTGTGTTTTGATTTCTTGAGAAGTCTTATCATCTCGATAAGCTCTTTCTCCTTTTGTGTTAAATCATCCATTAGCATATCGTTTTTGATTACATTACAAAGATACTGTAAAATTTTATAGTATGCAAGTTTTCAGGTATTTATTTTCAAAAAATCTGCATTTTTTTACGAAAAAAGCCACCGGAAAATCCGGTGGCCGTACCTGACGCCCGTGTGAGGTTTACCAAACAATCACGCAAATATAGCGTCAAGGTCTCTCGATATGTTCTGAAGTCCGTTACGGATACGATCCTCCTGGGCCTTCCTCGGTTTTGTTCCGTGGGCATAAGCCCAAAGCTGCTTTTGCGAAATACCCGTAACCTTTTCAAGAGTCGCGAGCGAAAACCAGCCTTTGCTGAGATAAAATTCCATAAGGCTCAACGCGTCAATAGTGTAAGTGATGGTAAATTCGCCATCCAAGAACTCCGGATATTTGAAGCCTTCCTCTTTGGCCGTAGCCTTATAGATTTCCATCTGCTGAAGCATATCAGCCTTGGCCTCTTCAATGGTGTCGCCCATTCCGGAGAAAATTTCGTTCTTGCAATAGACGGAGTATGTTCCGTCTGATGCCCTTTCAATGATTGCTGAAATCTGTTTCATGTGTTTCTGTGTTTTTGGAGGAAAGGGGCTTTATTTAAGCCCCATCTCCTTGCTAATCTTGTTTACAATTCCCGTTCCCATCTCTTTGGATCCGTGGTAAGGAACAGGGTAAGTTCTGGATCCTTTCTTGTAGATTACGTGGCTGCCTGATTTCCTCAAGTATGTCCAGCCGTTCCGTTCTACCAGTCTGTGAAATTCATCTGACTTCATATTGCGTGTTGTTTGGTATTGCAAAGATAGTAATATTTCCATTATCTACAAAATTATTTAATAGATTTTTTACTATTATTTACATTTATCGATGTGGCCGACGTTGCGCGCCAGGATTTCGGGCTTACTATATTCCTGTGCCTTATGGACGCGGTTGAAATGCGACTGCAGGGCGATGGCCACGTCGTGGCTGAATTCCCCGTTCCTGACATAAATCTCTACTCCATTGAAGCGAATGGACATGGAAGACGCGCGCTTGACGGCTTCCACAATGATTCTTTCATTCCTGGTTATCATCTTATTTCCTCCGAATAGCACAGGACGACATCGCCGACGACGAAATCTCCCGTGTTGTTATACTTCTGATGCAGATAGGACGCCCTGCAGTTGTACGGCAAGCCGTTAATTTTGCCTTCCTCGTTGAGAACCATAACTGTTTCCCCATCGAGAGGCACGACCTCGATATAGCCATCAACAAGCGTCTGCAACTCTTCGAGGTCGAATCTGCTCCCTTTATGCAGCGCCTTCTTCAGTTCTCCAGACGCCATCAGGACAACAGCGTTATCCCGGTGCACAAGAAGATGCTCAGGGGTTTTCTCGACGAAGCCCTTGCGAAGAGGATAATCCTCCCCGTTTATGCGCGCCACAAGAGACTTCGGGTGTCCGTCACGATCCAATGGACAAGACTCATCGAGCGTATTATAGGCGTATATCGCCTCATAATAGTCAGTATTACTCCCGTAATCCTGACCGTCAAGTTTTATGACATAACTGTTCATTTTTTATGTGTTTTTGGGGATTTGAAAACCTTGGCGGCCCACTGCTCATACTCCTCCGCATTGAGCGGGTTCCGCATTACCATTGTCACGGTCTTGTCAACCGTGAGATTTATTTCATCGTCGATGTAGAGGATACAGAGAATTCCGATGACCATCTCTGCAGTGCGTTCGTCCATGACCGGAAGACGCACCCATTCCCAGCCCGGAAGGCTCTGGAACCAGTCACGATAAGCCTTGCGATACTTGCTTATAAATGCGGCGTATCGTGTCCGGTAGCCAGAAATCTGCTCGGGTGTATACAGGAGATATTTTTGCCTTCCCGTCATTGTTCGATGTCAAGTAGATTCAATGTATCGAGGTCGGTAATGTCCACTTCCGGAATCGGAGGTATGACCGTCCCCGTGCTGCTGTATTGCGTCTGACGGCAGGTGTAGAATTCGCGCGTGCCGATGGTAAAGAACTCACAGCCGTTGCGCTTGATTGAGCGGTCGATGATGCCGTCCTTGATCTTGACATATTCGTTCTTCTCAGGGTCAAAGATCTGAGGATTGAAGATATATCCCTTGAGTTCGCAGTATTTGATGAGTTTCGTCTTGAAGGTCCTCGGCTGATAGTATGTCCTTCTCGACGGCCCGATATACTCCAGGAAGTTGTCATACATATCCTTTCTCGGGATGTCCACCTGATTCAGACGCGACGGCTTGCTCGGATCCGTCGATGGGCTGAAGTATTCGTCAGCCCAGAGGATGAATTCCTCTCCGACCTCCTGCGTGAGCTTCCTCTTTTCAAGCCTATCTCCAGGGGCAGGAATGTATCCGAAACGAAAATATACCTGGATGGCCGTGGCCACCAGATTCCAAAACAGATTCCAGTCGTGTTCATCCCATTCGTCGGAGAAGAAGTGACGTCCGAAGTCCTGTATAGGCTTATGCTTTGCATTATAGAAGTCGCTGAAGGCTATGAGCCATTGACGGTCCTCATAGCTGTCTCCGTCGCCGGAATTGGCGTGATTCGTGGCCTGGTAGATCTTCGGGGAATCAGCCCAGGCGATTGTGAAAGGGCTGTGCCCCTTAGGGTTGACCGGCCAGTCTCCGGAGACGAGCGGGAAAAATCCCTCGAAATCGAAGTCCTTCGGCGTATCGTCGAGGAATACAAGCCTCGTGCGATTGTCCAGACCATCCCAGACGAACGGCTGAAGAGGTCCTCCGCGGAATTCCTTACCATTCTTATACAGAGTATTCACGACCACCCGGCAGGCTTCTCCAAGCAACGATTTGCCGGAACGTCCATTGCTGACGCCGACCTCTGACTGCTTCCCGTCCATTCCGATGACCGCCTTGCAGATGGACTTGTCCTTCATCGATGTGACGAGGTAACCGAAAGCGGACAACTTGCTGATGAAATGCTGTGCATTCTCAAGTTTGTCCTGCTGCGTAGGTTCAGATTTCCTCCAAGTGAAGTTCGAGGCGTTCTCCAGGAACAAGAGGAAATCGCACTTCCTGCCCGTTTCGGTGATTTCGTAGCTCCACTGGTCATCCTCATGGCGGATCCGGATGAGTTCCGGAAGCTTGCTGACCTCGTAGTCCTTCTTCTGGGACGCCCATATATTGTAACTGAGCTGGGTGTATGATTTTTCCTTGATATCCCCAGCATTGACTTCCCAGATGGTATTACGGAAGAACAGGCGCTCAATACCCCTCTGAGGGACATCGAACTTACCTGTAAAATAATCCAGCATCGAGAGTGAGACCTGCCCGAAGTATTGGGCCGTACCCTTATAAAGCATCTGACGGACACCTTTCTGGAGGGTGTCCTTGGCGAAAGCTTTTACGAAATCGGCTATCTGATGGGGCTTGACGGTCTCGACGATGTTGTCGGCCACATACACGAATTCATATTCGTGGTTCAATGTTTCCCATCTCCAGTATCCACGATGCTCAAGGAAATTCTTGCAGCCGTCATAATCGAAGTAACATTCCGTGGTGCCGTCTTTCTTTTTGGACTCTATCCAGAATTTTTCATCAGCTTCCACGGGCTGGGCCGACTCGAATTCCCCATTGTCATTGAACCTGTATTTGCGGCGGCCGAACGTAAATTCAGGCATATCCTTCAGCTCCGCATAATGCGCCTGGGCGAATTCCTGAGCACTATGAAGGTGCCAGTCCTCCAGAAGCTTATTGTCTGGCAGCGTGGTAATTTTACGCAGATACACCCATTTGCCCTGCATCGGCTTACTGTTGCGGGCAGATTCAATGTCCTGCAGGAGTTCATCTTCTTTTCCCTTGAGCGTATTGGACAGCAAATCATCGACACCTTTATCCTGTGCCTCGTTCTTCATCACGTGGCCATAAAGAATCTCGATATAGATTCCGGTGTTCTTCAGAGTGTCAAAATACTCTTTGAAATTCTTCACGGCGTTGAAGAAACCGCGAGGTCTTGTGTCGATGGGCTTGTTGACGGTAAGGGAGGACGAGAGGTCATTGCAGTCGCTGTCGAGCAGGAATATGACCTCTTCCACCTTGCAGACCTGGACAAGGCTGATGAGCTCTTCAGGGAGTTTGCCGCCTGACGCTATATTCTGGATTCCGGACACCGCCACGCTGAGGATGCCGTGCTTGGTCGCCTTCTCGGCCTTCTTCTCGCCTTCCTGGATGAACAGCCGCTTGATGGGGGTCTGCTTCTGGTATAGCTCGCGGATCTTCTGAGGGTAATATATGAAAGCAGGCGCGCCATAAGGCGTGCGGTACTTCATAGATTTCCCCTCTTTCTGGTCCTTGTGCATATCGGGGTTCTGATACCTGACGCGGTAGTATTCCCTCGGACGTTCCTCCTTGTCGTACTTGGAGATATAGGTGACGGGGCGCCCGTTCAGATCATAGTATGCGATCACGCAATCATCACCCTCTATGATGTCGCCCTTCGGGGTCATCGTTCCGGAGAAGAACGTCGGTTCTTCCCTTGTCGTGCCGTCCTCTGCCCGTACTTTGGCAGTGACGTCCGACTTGGCCAATCCGGACGCCTGGAGCATCCTCTTCCAGTAGTCGTTCTTGTCTTTCGTCTTGGACTTGATGCGTGTCGGTTCTTCTTCATATTCGATGAATATGTTAAGATGCGCCGCCAGCTCCCTGATTACGTCCATTGAGTCCTTATGCCCTGCAGCCATCAGGTAATGATAAGCATTGCGGCCTTTGACCTCATTGCAGGCAAAGCACTTGAATCCCTTTCCTGGAGTGATTATCAGCGAATGGCTGTGACACACCGGGCACTCCGTCCTGTATGAGGCACCTTCCTTCCGGAGCTCGCTGTATTGACCGACAATATCCAGCAGAACCTTGTCGTCGTTCTGCCGGTCTATTATCCTGTCATATATATCTTGTTTAATGCGTGGCATATTTAATATCTTAACAATAGTATTTCAATGTCCTCCTTCAGGGAGGTGTATTCATCGATGAGGATCGTGAACTGTCGGAAGCTCGGGTCATCCTCGTCCAATGCCTGGCGGTTGGACTCCAGCCGGGCGATGTAAGCACAGAGGGCGCTATTTATCATCCGAAGCAGCTTTTCTGTCATTTCAATCATTCCTCCCTCCTTCTTGAACGTTCGACTCTCTCGGTCCTCGATGTCCTGGTTCTCGACGATCTGACTGCTTGGTCAAGATCTGCAGAGGCAATCTGCGGCGTAATGATGACCAGAAAAAGAATGGAATACAGCGTCTTCTTGAACTCTTTGAATGGGGACAGAGACTCATCCACTCCGCAGCGATGGCAGAACCACCATGCGGAAAGTTCATTGACCTTATTGATGTAGAGTTTGGAGAAGATGTTCTCCATCGTCCTTTTTACCGTATTGAGGGATATTTCACGGCCGCCGTATTTCTTTTTCAGCAGATCCGGAACTTCTTTGTATGCCGCTCCCCAAGCCACGAGCTCGGCCACTTGTTCCTCTCTGCGGGTCAGATTGTCATTCATCGCCCCAAATGCTATAAATCCCGAATCGATGGAATACATCCTCTATCTTTCTGGCCTCAGTTACCGTCGGCTCCGGGCAGCCTTTCATACGTCGGTAGAATGTAGGATCCGATTTGACGTTCAGGGCTGTTTTGATTTCCTCCTTAATCCTGGTTGCTTCTTCTTTTCGGGCTTGTTTCCACCCTTTTACAAATGCTACTTGTGTCATATATTTTTGCTTTTTGGTGATTATTCCCCATTTGGTCCTGTGCATGTTGAGTTACATTTGTTGCAACAAAACTTTCACGCCACGAAAGTAGTAAATATATTTCATATTTTGACATTTATTCTGTCATTTTATGAAATTTAATGTCAAAATTTCGCTAAGATAATGAGAGATAAGAACTTAACTGGCGCAACGATGGCGGAATATATGGATACCACCCCATCCCAATTCAGTAAGATGCTGACTGGGAAGGTCAAGATATCCTTTGCAAAACTGTCAAAACTTGCAACGAATCTTTCAATGTCTGAAATAGACATAATGACATACCCGGACAAATATGTCAAAATTGGAAAGCCGGATGATGAGCCAATAGAAGCCATCCTGCAGATCAAGTTGAAAAAGGACAAAAAGGACCAGGTGCTCAAACTGGTCTTCGGAGAAAACAATATAGAAATTCTGAACAAATGAGACTGCGCAAAATCAATCTTATCGGCAAGACCGTGCTCGTAAACTTGGAGCAGATTGCATTTATAGAGAAGGACCCCGCCACCCATAATGCCGTCATAACGATGGCCAGTGGCGACAGGTTCCAGACCAATGAAGATTGTAATGAACTCACCTCCATTATAGCGGGGGAATTGGGGCGAAATCAGGGTATTTATGACCTCGAATAATGGCCCAAATAGTTGGCGGAGAGCACTTTACTCTCCGCCAAACGTGTCAAAATCGGGTCAAAAACAGTCCAAAATATGATTTTTTGAAATTTTAAGTATTTGATAATGAATAAATTAGAAAACAAAAATCGGCAAAATAGAGTCCCTCTCTCTCCGCAAA